CCGCCAACCGGGGGTGTTGCAAGAAGCCTAAAAATAAACCGGGGTTCAATTTCTTAAACCCAATAATCCCCCTCTCCCCTCTCCCCCTCTCCCTCTTCATTATTAAGGAGCTGATACAATGCTAAATTTATTGTGGGTTTTAGGAGCTATCATTGACATCCTTAGAGGAGTTAATAATGATGATTTGTGCGATTAGTTTAAGAAAATAGGAGATACTTATGATTACTACAAAAGACCTTGCTCCATTAGATGACGCGTCTTTTGAACTGTGGAGAAAAAAGTTAAAGAATCGTAAAGCCAAAACGTTATTGGATTTATATCTTTTCTCTAAAGATTTCTATGCTTGGCCATGCCGTGACCATTATAATGGAGAGATTTGTGACGGTTGTAAAAACCGTGATTTTTGTAAGAGTTGTAAATTAACAATGGAAGAAGTAAAACATGAATTAGAAATAAGGTTTCCAAAGTGACAATTTATATGTAGAAGGTGATACAATGCGTTATGATGTTCCGATTCATCCCATTCCCATAGGCTCAATCATTAAATACAATGTAAGAGAGTATGGTTATTTCTATGGAGATGGCCAAGAGAAAAGAGCAATTACGATTGCTAGAATTGGTAAGGTTATTGACATTATAGAGCATGATGGCAGAGTAGTTTATTACTCAGTAGCACCAAGTTCTAATTGTACATTTAACCAATATTTTGTAGGCGATTGCTTAGATTCTGTTTGGCCTGAAAATGTGGGGGGTGTTTATTATGACAATTAAAGACCTAGATACAGAAACCCTTACCCTACTTAATAAACTATGTGATAACTGGTATATTAAATCCTGTCCTTCATGGCTGACACACTTCATGGATAATGATTGCCAAGATTGCCAGCTTAGAGAGTTGTGTTATTTGCTTGACAGTTATGATAATGACATTAGAAAAGAGTTAGCTTTACGAAAGCAGGAGTAACTTTATGGCAAAGAACAAAGAGTTTAAGCGTCAAGCCGAAGCAACTCGGCTATTGGAAAAGATAGGCGCGACAAAACGTAAATCTAGAAGAGCTGGCATAACTGTAACAGGTAAGCTTAAAGAAAATCTTAGAGGTAGACAGTCTACTGATGTTGCTAATGCTCTGAAATTTACCGCTAATACTGCTCTTGATGAAGCTGAAAAACTGTATAATGACCTTATTGATGCATCTGATAATGTTGAAGATAAAACATCACAAAAGCTTATGCAAGAGTATTTATCTAAATATTCAGAGCATATTCATTCATTGCATAAATCTGTTAAAAGCAGTTATAGGTCATTGAGAGTAGCTAATCGTCTTGAGGATGTTTTTAATTATAGCGATGCTGCATATAAGATTCTTAGGAATCCAGATGCTTATTTTGGTAAAAAGAAATGGGGAGCAATTTCTGGTATTCTTAACAATCTTATGGGCACCTATAGCAGGAATATTCCCCCAGACGATTTGAAAAAATTATGTGTATTGGGTCAAAAGCTAGGACTTGATACTTTGGTAGATATGGATAGAGCTTATGCAGAATATGACAATCTGCTAAGAAATTCTGACCAAATTGGTAAAGTGCTGGTTGATGCAAGTAATAAACTTAGGTCTATTACAAAGGGTAATGAAAATTTTATAAAGCGGCATAAGAAAGTTTATGAAGAATTCACAGAACTTGCATCTAAGTATAATTTGTGGTAATATTCATGAATGAAAGAAGGTGGTGCTATATGTGAGAAAGCGTAATGAACATAAGTATTCAAGTATCATATATTGCTATGATATTGAAACATCATCCTTAATGTATGGTGAGGATGAACTCAAAGAGCACTTGCAAAGCACTTATCTTCACGGCCTAGCTTCATTTGCTTATCGTCCTATACCTCATGCACCATTTAGTGACTTTGAGAATGAAATGGATTATAATTTCTTTAGAACTTATGATTCTATTTCTTCAGAATTTGAGAGAATCAATGAGGAAGCTAAGAATAATGATGAATATGTCAAAATCTTTGTGCATAACTTGAGCTATGAATTTGAAGCAATGATGCGTAATATAAATTTCTGTATTAGAAACTTTAATCCTAAACGTTTCATTGCAGTTGCTCCGCACCAGCCATTAGTAGCAGCTTTTGACCATCTTGAATTTTATGACAGCTTTAAGATTCTTTCCTGTAAAAGTCTTGAACTTATAGGTACAGAGCTTGGAGTTCCAAAACTTAAAGAAGTCAAAGGCGGTTATGACCAAAAATATTATTGGTGGTCAGATTTACCTGATTCTGAATACATTTACAATGAACGTGACTGTAAGCTAGTTTTATATGCACTATGTCGATATATGGCAAACTTCACTAAAGTTGATAATGTATCGGATATTGGAGTATCTAACACGTCAATGATTAAGCGTGAAACAAGGCTTAACAGAAATATTGCTACCGATAAAGAAGTTCATACTGCACAATTCACAGCGGCGATAGAACTTAAGAATAATGAACCATTTATGAAGTTCTTTCAAGACTGCCTTGCAGGTGGTTATACTCATGCTAATCCTTACGCAGTTGGTAAAATATTTAAGAATGTATGGTGTTTTGATGCAAGTTCTATGCACCCATCAGCAATGTATGGTAGGAAATTCCCTTATAAATGGAGAAAGGAGGTTAATCCTAATGAATGTTATCAAAATTTCCAGTCTGCAAACTATGAGTTCTTATCTGGCTGCGAAAGCGGCGCTAACTCAGGGTTCTTCGATTATCCCGACCAGCGGATTGAGTTATATGGACGTAAAGATGTTAAATTCTATTCAGTCCTTCAAGCAGCATACCGTGAATCAATCTTGTTTGAAAGGCCAATAAAATACAACTTCATGGCCAATGTTACCTTTTATAATATTAACGCTAAGGATTTTGGTAACTGCATTTACAGCTATATCAGTACATCTAAATGCACCAACGTTAAAAATGGTAACTTCGACAATGGTAAAGTAGTCAAAGCGGATGAACTTACATTTCATGGCTGTGATATTGACTTTATGTTAATTCAGATGCTTTATGATTATAGTGGTTCAGAATGTGATGAACTTTATTATGCAACAGCCCACAAGTTTATTAACAAGCCTTTACGCAATACAGTTAAATATTATGCACGCCAGAAAACAGGATTCAAAAAACTTGAGCATAAAGTTGCTGACCATGTAGAAACGCTAAACGATTTTACATTTGAGGGATTGAAGCTTTATGATGATTCAGTAGCACAAGAAATTATGAATACCCATAACAAAGATTTAGTCCACTTCGCCTTAATGGCAAGTAAAGGTGGATTAAATGGACAGTATGGATGTTCAGCTATGAAGCCATTACGGCAAGAAGTTGGAGTGCAGGGGGAAGGTGATAAATTTGAATGGATTCCAACTGGGGTTAAGTTTCTTAAATCCAGAAATTCCCTAAATATCTTTACAGACGGTTTATACACAGTTGCTTACAGTAGACTGCACCTTATTTGCTTTATGCTCTATCTAGTATTAAGCCAAGGCATTGAACCTCTCTATCACGATACAGACAGCGGTTATTTTGTTGGCTATAATGAGAATGTTCAAAAAGCCATTGATAGATTCAATGAGAATATTCTCAACAACAGCGAGAATAAAGATTGTTACAATTTTGGCATTATGGACTTTGATGGTCACTATGAGGATTTTGTAACATGGGGAAGTAAATGCTATTGTGCAACATACTTAGATGCAGATAAGCACTTAAAAGTTAAGGCTACTGTAGCAGGTGCAAGCAAGAAACAGCTTTCAGAATTGTTTACACAAATAGTGAACGATGAAGATTTTGAGTACCTAGTTAATGAATATTTTCGTCCTAATATCAGTTATGATGAATCCATAAATAAGAAACTCATTCGTAAAACCCCAGGAACACATATCATAGGAGATTTTACGGATGACAACGGAGAAACAGACCACTTAGATGAATATTCTGTAACTGTACTAGAACCTTGTGGTTATACATTGCGCTCAACAAACAGTCCTGTTAATAGAATGTATTATTCATTCTGTTATTCATTGCGCGGAGAATCTTATATAGATTATTTGCCAGAAGTTGTTAGCATAAACCATGATGAAAATGATAAAGAACTTTATGGGACTTATCATAAAGTACAATCCGACAAAGAATATGCTATGTTAATTGATGGCAATCCTGCAAGTATATTCCAGTGGGAATGGAGTGATAGGAGATGATTTAATGAAAGAAAAAGATTCTTATAGAATCAGTAGAAGAGCTACATGTCCTTATTATATTTCTCATACAACAAATTACATTCGCTGTGAGGGTATGAGAGTGTCGCGTCAAGAATATAACCTTAAAACTGATTGTTGTGGCCAGTATAAAAGCTGTCCTCAATATAAATTTCTTACTTATTATTACAACAAAAAGGAGAACTAACTATGTACACTAACAAGAAAGCATCCGCTAAGGCCACCAATTCTGCTAAGTCTGCTTCCTCTGTCATTACTGATATTCGTATCTTCCCTATCAATAACAAGAAGTCTAATTGCTGTGCTATGGTTTCTGTTACGCTTGCAAATGTATTCTGCATTACTGGCATTAAGATTATGGATGGAAGTAAAGGTCTGTTTGTTGCAATGCCCAGCGCAAAGAATAAGAAAGATGAATGGCATGATATTTGCTACCCCATCACTAAGGAATTTCGTAAAGTTATGAGTGATTCTATTCTTAACGCTTTTGACGCATTGCAGGAAGATGAAGATGAAGATGACGATGAAAGCGAGGATGACTGACGAGTTCTCAGATGATTTACCATTCTAATTAAATAAAAAGCACCCCTAAGTGGATAACCACCTAGGGGTGTTTTATTAGTTAGCTAATATGAGGGCGAAGAACCTTAATAGCAGTCATACCATTATTATTGCTCCATCTAGGTAAGTCCATGGGGGTTCCATCCAAGTTACGGATTCTGTCCAAAATTACAGGAGAATTCCCCAACGTGAATCCAGACAACTGAACAGTATATTCATAAGATGCAGGACGTTTACAATACAGGATAATAGCATTACCATCATTGACATAATACAGTTTATCCATGTCATTGACAACATCCCAAGTAACAGTCTTGCCTGCACCTGTGGAAGCTCCATAAATGGCTTTATTAAGCTGACGATTATCAACAGCGCTAATTTCAAACAATCCGCCAGATTCAACATTGTTGGAAAGATAAATGCTACAGTCAATATCATTTCGGTCATAGATACGAATACAGCCTTGTGAGCTAATATCTGCATTCGGAACAGGGATATAGGCAAATGCTTTATACTGTTCAGGGTCACCAGCAGTTGACTGACTTGCAATGGTGTATTGCGTTTGGTTTGTAATTGCTAAATCAATACAGCGATGTTCACCAGTCCTACAAATATACTGATTGTTTCCGCTAAAAATATATTCACGTTTAGTATAGATATATGCGTTGTCAATCTTGCACACCATAGCAGTAACAGGATATGTGCCAATTGTCTGAATCGTAGTTGACACCTTTCCAGTACGGTTAATTACACCACCATTAACTGTCAATTGCGGACTTGGGCTAGTGCCAATCAACGCGATTGTTGCATCGCCCTCACCAGTTGTTGCTGTACCATCATCAATCGTATAGATAAGGTTGTTAATATATGCTGCTGCTTTTCCTGGGCCATCAAATACAAAACCATATCGGCAAGTATCAGCATAGAAGTTAGTAACATGAATATCATTGTTAGTAATCTTGCAAGCGATTGACTTATTCCACCAAGTATTAGCGTCAGCACCACCTGAACCGCCAGAGGGAATACCGGTATAGCTAGTCCAGTTGCAACCATATACATTAGTACGGCAGTCAAAGCCAACCTGACACACCATATTAACAAGGTTATTGCATTCGCAGTCAGGAGCTTTGTTACCCCAGAAAAATGCAACAGAACCAGTCCAACGTTCCACCGGAGTATTATCACTAAATCCCCATACCATTACATTATCCATATAGCAGTAACGGTTCAAAGTGCTGTTAGCAGGCTGTAAGTAAACACCATAGGACTTAACCTTATTGATACTTACATTGTAAATGCTGTTATCAGTGTATTTATTGGTAGTAAATACAATGCCGCCAATCATACCATTACAAGTAATGTCCAGATTAGCAATAACAATATTACCAGTTACGTCATCACCCGATACGGTAATAACACCCTGACTGCTAAACGCACTAGGATTAGCAGTATACTGCAAGATAGTATCACTGGTTCCGCGCGCAGGGTCACGAGAAGAACCAGCACCATACAGGCTATGCTTAAGCTGTAAAGGGGCACTTACTTTATAAGTACCAGCAGGAATAAACAGAGGTTCGTTCTTAGTGTGAGTGTTAATGGTAGTAGTAATGTCATCCGTGCCGTCCATTTTGAGTGCCTGATACGTGCGGATGTCAACAGGGCTGTGTGGGATTGACGCATATTTCACGCCAGGATTAAGGACCGCAACGTTAAACTCATGGCCTATACCGTCGTGAACCACCCATTTGTTGAACAGGTCATCAAATTTCTGGATATAGGCGTCCGTGTACAATGCTCCAGAAAGTTTTACACCGCTGTGAAAGTTGCCCACTACAACAGGCTTATTGTATGCGGGGGCGTTAAGGATATTGTTGTCATCGGGAAAGCCGATGCTTGCCTTGCCACACTGCATGCTATAATTTCCGTCAACAGTCTGCTTCATATTACCACTAACAGTCTGATTGAGGTCGCCAGCAGTATTTTTGTCAATCTTCTTAGCTGTTTCAGCGCGCCCCTCACTGTCTTTAATATCATAACTGTTATTGTCAATTTTAAGTTTATCTACATAAGCCATAATGAAACCTCCTATCAAGTAACGTCATGAGTGACAGTTGTAATACTAATGGTTTCGGTATCCGCTACATAACTAACTTCGATACGGGAGAGCTTTTCAAGCTCTGTTACTTTATTCAGAGCATTAGTAGCGTTAGTGCTAGCAGTATTTGCAATAGTACGAGCGCTAGCATCTTTTACTTCAATGGTTTGTCCACCAAGATTAAACTTGGAAACATATTGTTCAGCCATAGTTGTACCTCTTATTTACCAACAATTTTAATTGTTTCCACAGGGGCATCATAGATATGAATATCTCCACCAGTAACCACTGTACCATTATTAGGATTAAAGAAACCAAAAGAGATAGAAGTGTCATCTTCGTTATACTTGGCAACTTTTAATGACAGGATATAGTGCAAACGTTCAGCAATGCTAGTCTTAGCGCAGTTAGTGCCCTCAATATACCTTGTACCAGCATCCATAGGCTTAAGAATTACATACAAATCATTATTAAGCCAAACAAGGTCGTTAATATTGCGGTTAGCACTTGCAGTAGTTTTCAGCCCTTCATCAACGGGAGTGATAGCAAGCTTAACGCTTCCCCAGAGTTCAGAGAAGTTACCAATCTTAGTCCAATAATCTTCATTATCAATATCAATGCCAATAGGTACAGGCTGTGTGCTCAAATATCCATCACCATTGACAGTGACAACAACTGTGTTACGAGGATACTGTTTGGTAATATCCCACTGAATAGGGTCTGCATAACTAATAGAGCTGGTTTCAATGTACTGCTGCATTACCTCAATAACCTTAGATACCATTTCATAGTAACTAATGCTATCATCATAGGCAACAGGAATCACAGAACGAAAAAGTTTGTCCAAAGGATTGTACTTCAACCTAATCACCTCTTTACCATAAACGCATAAACAGAACTTCCATATCTCTATATAAACAATTATAGATATTTGTATTTTCTTTCATATAATCGTTCATAATAGATACAAGAGAACGACCACGATAACCTTTTTCTACATGGTCAAGAATCCGATGTTCATTGCCATCACGATTTTCTTTTGTGTTGTTTTTATCATCCTGAGTGGTATTGCTATTACTGTTAGAGCTAGCATTAGAGCTAAAATTATTGACAGAATTTGCCTTACTATGGTCAGCATCCGACATATACTTACCAGCAAGGAAATTATCAAGACTACCCTGTGGAGTATCAGTGTGAGTATTGGTATTCTCTCCATTGCTGTTAGAGTTGGAAGTATAATTGGAATTGTTTGTGCCGTCAATATTGACCTTACTATTCTTGGTTCTATCCTCTGTATTCACATCATGATGTTCAGTATTTTCATCACTGGTAATGGAAAAGTCATCAGTTAAGAACATTTCATACTGTTTATCAAGTGCTTCAAAGAGAGGATTGTAATAAGGCATATGGCTGTTCATCCAGTCATCCAGACGCAGCTGCCAAAGACCGAAGGTTTCAGAACCAATTTCATTTGTATAGAAGTGCTTAAGAATATTGGTTTCAAGCTCTTTGCGCTTGTTTTCATTCCAGATAGGATAACTAAAATTAAAGATTTTAGGACGCGCACGTTCAATAATTTCTGAATAAGAAACATTGGTATAAGGTTCAACAATACCAGCTTTTGATTCACAGATAAAGCGTAATTGAGTTGTATATTTACTCATTGTCCTTATCACCATCCTCAATATTGGTATCGCTTAAATTCTCTTCATCCTCTCGCCCTTCCATAATCTTAGTTAATTCAAGCTGGGAACGCATAGATACAGAGATATTAGTATTAAAGAGCCTGTTATAATCCTTGCAGAATTTTTGACGAGAGTACAATGGAGAAAGACGGTCTGCTTCTACCTGACCTAATGTCATCTGAACTTCAGTAGTAAACTGCCGCTCTGCTTTCATATTGTAGTTACTCTCAATACCTAAATAGGTAAGAGCTTCAGCAAGTGTCTCTTTTTTCTGCTGCTCTAACTGCAATCCAATGTACTGAACACCTAAATCAAGAACGCCAATCATGTTCTTAATATCATCAGTAGAGGGATTGCCTTTAAGGTAGAGCCAAGGGTCATATTTATCTTGCTGATAAACTAAGTTCTGTACTGAAAGTTTCGTATTCTCATTTGCATAAGCAATTCGCGGAGTTTTCTGTGCGGCAAGGTTTAAGTCAATCGTTCTGTCTATATTGGTAAGACGTTGTGCAAACTGTTTAATGACAATGGCATCAGGGGAGCGGCGCATATTACACCAGAGATAAGCACAATTTTGTTTGTTAAGGCCACTCTTCTGGTAATTAGAATTGTATCCATAAGCACGAAGATATTTAGGGTCGCCAATAATGTCAAAATTATCACTGGGCATAGCAGGGAGAATCAAGTTGCCCATAACAGGGTCATGATAACCAGCCATTAAAGGCTGCCAGAACAAGAACTGTTCAATGAATCGTTCATCCAAAAAAGGAGAATCTTCAAGACCTTCCCATTTGAATCTTGCAAGTGCTACATCATACAGACGATTAAACCAGTTAGCATAAGTTGCAACAGTTAAGTCATATGAATCAATCCAAGGCGGCTGTGGTTTTTGTGAACGTTTACTCAACTATATCACCCCACGATATTATTATCTTGAGAGTAGTTACCTACTGTATTAGGATTATGCCAGAAAGTTACACCACGATTAAAAATTGTGTTAATAGTATCTATTACTTCACTGGGAACATCGCCGAGACAATGGCAATTAGCTGTTTTGACATAGTTCCAGTTATTACGAGAATCAATATTGATTGTATCAACCTTATGAATTGGATAACCATAAACAGACCAATAGTTATCAATAATTTCTGCAAATTCTCTAGTTATAGTGCGTTGTGATATATAAATTGCAATTTTCCTGTCAATGGTATATGCAAGACTTGTACTTGGCACACCAGAGGTTTGTGGTGGCAATCTGTCCATATCATCACGTTTTGCAAGAATATTGGCAATACTTAATCCCTCATTGATAGCTCCGATACCTTGGTCGACAGCTTTGCCAAAATTCAAAGTTGCTGCGCTACCAATCATACCTGCAATACCAATAGCAGCTTTAGCACCAGAACCAATCATACCAAGATTTTCAACAGCAACAGCACTAGCGTTCTGCGCCATATATGCTTTATAAATATCAGTATTATATGCACATGTAGGATAAGGACGAGTGTAAACAGCATTTTGAAGGGCTGCTTCGTTATGCAAACCTCTTGTACCATATTCAACAGGAATGACACCAATTTCAGGACTTCCTTGCCCATCTGTAAACACAATCTTTAACTGTTTATTGGCAGAACGCCAAAGTTCATATCTAAATACACCATTAAGCTTCTTTGTCGTATCGAATACTCTACAATAAGAATATGGATATGTCAAAAGTTTTTTATTTTTTGGAACATATCCGTCAATATTATTCGGATAAGAAATATTAAATGTGAACTCTCCATCTTCACAAGTCATATAACAAGCTACAATTCCGTCAAGAACATTAAGCGCTCCGTCTAGGAAAGCATTGGCATCATTCTGATTTGTAAATGTATGAAGCTGCAATCCAGTATAAAGACCATTTTTCATTGTACCAGAAGCGGGAGAATAGTCGGCATTAAATGTACAAAGAAAAGCAATTTTAGGTTGTGTATTGTAAGACTGAACTACATAATCAACATATGGGCCTGTTTCTAAGTCCTCTGGCACAAGGTTATCGCCAACATTATCAGTATTAGTATGTGACCTCTCAATGAAACACGAAGGCATTACAACCTGATTAAACCAAGTTTGCATAACGTCAACCGTGAAATAAATTCTACTGGTTTCGTTAGCGACATATTCTACTTTATCAATAAAGGCATAATACCATTTATCTGAAAAGTCGGCATTCTGAAATACGATATAATTACACGGTTCAATCGTTTCAGCATTAACACCAACAGATAGATAACTCTCTAAACGCTGATATGTGTAATTAGTAAGATGAAGAACGGATTTAGAAGTGAAATAAGCAAAACGGGAAGAATCAGACTGAAACCTAAGCACATGATTATAGGTTTTATCTGTAGGGATACCCTTACAGATATAAAGTTGCATATTTGGCAATGTTCTTGCTCCTTTCAAAATCTGTAGGGTGGTTTACACATCATCCAAATTGGAAGTTTACGTTTAGTTGTGGGAGTAGGGCCTGGGCCAGGTGGTGTTGGCGGTTCAGGTGGTGTTGGTGGATTTGTAGCATCCCATTCAACATCCCATGTACCTACTTCATTAGGGATACCCAGAATAGCAGAGGGGTCAGTTCTGTAAGCTGTGCCATAACCGCCTATCCAGTATTCCCAATGCGTATGAATACCAGTAACATTACCTGTTCGTCCTTGCTCTCCAATATATTGACCACGAGTAATTGTTTCACCAACACTATGAATCTGACTAACAAAATGAGCTGCAAGCCAATAGCTATTATCGCTCATTTTAACTACAATGTAGTTGCCCCAAGAATCGTTACCAGTCGTGCCACCTTGCCAAGTATGAGCTGTTTCAACCGTACCTGCCATTGGTGCATAAGATTTATGATTTGTGTGTACTGTGTCAATACCACCGTGAACTGAACCATCAGAATAATATGGATAACCTGCTGAAACTCTGATTGTGCTTTGGTCAGTGATACATTGTTTATAGGTAGCCATAATCAAAGCAACGCGTGATATCGTATGCGCGCCCCACGTTTTAGGAGGATAAGCCTATATGCTTAAGAAAATGTCAATTATCAAGCCTTAGTAGTAAACTGCACAGCGTTTGCAAACGGAGATGCAGAATAGATACGCCAGATATGATGGAAGTAGTTCCAATCAAGAGTAGAACCAAGGTCAGTTTCACGCATGGTGTTCAGCTTAGTATAAATCTGGAAGAAGTCACGGTCAACCATAAGTGCCTGGATAGCGGTCATATCTGCATCGTTAGGAGTAACGTGAGTATAAGTCTTATCGCCACCAGTTGCAACAGTAACAGCTCCAGTGCCAGAGGGGTCATTACCAGTAAGCAGATGTTCCAAGCGTTCCACTTCATACTCATTAAGAGCAAAGCTGTCAACTTCCAGACGATGCCCCATGAAATCTGCCTTATCCATGTTAAATGCACTTGCCAGAACATCAACGTCAATAGAAGCAGAAATATCAACAGGAACAATGGTGTAAAGGCGCTCCGCCGGAGTATTCATAGGAATACCAGCAGCGTTATATTCCTTAGAAATGAACTTCATCTTGCCATAAATCTGGCGGAACTTCTTAACCAGGGTCTTACCGGAAGCTTCATCAGTAACAGCAGAAACAGTTACTTTCTTAAGCTTATTGTTCTTTACCAGCTGATACAACAGGTACTTCTTCATAATAAAAGCATCCAGTTCAGCAGGCTTATAAATCTGGTCGATGACGTTCTGTACAAAAGCAGACAAATTAGCTTCACTCATGAAAGCAGTTTCCAGAGCTTCACGGTTTACAGTTACCTTGTACTTAATACGAGAGTTCACAGCGTGGTAAGCAGTGTAAACCTCAGCAGGGTCGCTACCAAATTCAGCTTTCATAACTTCGTCATTAGTAGCGCGGTCAGCAGAGAAGTAAGGGGTTGCTTTCTGCATCATTACATAAATTTCCTGAACAGTAGCGCCAGTACCAAGAACGCCCTTATCAAAAACCTGCCAAGGGTCTTCAAAAGAGATGTAACGCATAACAGTCAGGCCAATACGGTCAACCAGAGCATTACAGAAATAGTTCAGACGCGGTTCATAAGAATTGATGAACGACCATGCGGATTTAATAGATTCAGTAGTGTTTTCAATCTTAGGAGCGCCACCAAAAGTAGCATCACTACCAAATACAGCGTTAATAATACCAACAGCAGCAGAAGCCATAGTTTAATTACCTCCTTAAATGTCTTTTAGATAATACCAAGCAACCAAATAAAATCCAACATAATTATTAGTGATATACTCAGCACTAGAATACAAATAATATTTTCCATCAGTATCTTTTCTAATACCAACATCAATCCGATGAATCGAATCATTATTATCTCTATTAGATGTAATCTGAACCTCCTTACTTTTATTACACATACGGTCATAAATCGCTTGAGGAATTTCTATAATATTACTATTTTCATTAAATTCCTTAGTAATTTTAATATGTAAAAACAAAATATTGCCAATAACAGTAAAGTTTTCATCATTGTAACTAAACGGTCTACTCATGCTCTCACCTCACTTTCTACCAAACATTTTCTTGACAAAAGCCTGTGCAGCTTCATCAATTGTAATTGTATTACCATTAGGTTTTTGATAATCGTCATTCGGCTTATTATCATCGTTCAGAAATGCTTTAACATAATCTTTGCGAAGATTGTCATAAGCTTCATGCCAGTTAGATGCACCATCTGGACAACCACTGGTAAACTGTTCCGCTTCATTGCGACATTCATCAAATTCGTCGAGAACGCCAGCAATCAGAGTTCCTTGTTCATCAGGTTTGGCATCGACAAAGCCGCCAAGCATTGCAGAAATTTCATCACGCGTTTTCATTATTTATTACTCCGTTCATAAGTAAGATTAAGATTCTCACATAGGGCAATAATTGCTTGCATATCAACGCCAGTTGCATGAATCTTAATGTAGTCGCCTTTAGAGCTTTCACGAGGAACAGAATGATAAGAACCAAGGTGCTTAATTACTGACCGTGTAGCGCAAGTAAAATTATCGTCAAGCCAGTTCAAAGGATTAACACGACAATCATGATAAATTACTTCAAAGTGAAGGTGTGCGCCGTAGCAATTACCAGTTGCGCCAGAATACCCAATAAGCTGACCCTCGTAAACGTGTTGACCATTTTTGACGAGACATTCTTTAAGGTGCGCATAGCGTGTTTCCAGCTTAGAACCATTATAATTGTTATGCCTAATTCTAACCATGTTGCCATAAGACTGCATCCCAGTTTTGGTTCTACCATCCCAGCTCTGTACCTGATTTACTACACCATCCTCAGCTGCATAAACAGGTGTACAAGGGGCGGCACGCAGGTCAATAGCATGGTGGGAAGAACCATCATTGTATGTCCAGCCAGCTGTGATAATGTGGCACTCTAAAGGCCAGCAGAAAAGGACATCACCGTTTGCTTTCCTCATTTTCTTCATCTCCTTTAAGTTTTTCCAGATAGGGCTTAAACAAAGCAGAAAGTTCAGGATTTACAGCACACATATTCTCCATAATGCTGATAAGCTCCATAATGCAAATATAAGTAACCACAGCACCTACAAGTGGAATCTGGATACCAATGTCAACATATTGCATTGCGTATTCGACACCATAAGAGCCTACAACAGCAAGAATCTCCATGCACTTGTGATAACCGCCCTCACGCATGATAGTGGAATTATAAGAACCGTCATGCTTTGCTTTAATCAGCCCTGTTAGAACGTCAAATGTAATAAAGCCCAGAACAATGACAAAGGGCATAAACTCAACTCCTAACATTATACACCTACAATCTTCAAAATGTCCATCAGGTATCGCCTAATTATTTCATCTTCACAGTACAAACCTCCCAACCGATATTGTTTAATTATATATAATAACCAGTTAGGGCGTGGAGTGCGTGCAATCAAAATAGTGTTATAATCATGGTCATCATTTGTCAACGCGTAAATCACGCCGCTACCTGGACTGTATTTTCTTGAGAGATAACATTTACCAGAAGAAAAGTCTACCCATAAGCCTAAATAATCATCATGAATCTTAAAGCCAAATTGATATTTAGCTTCAGGAGTTTTCTTAGCAATACCAACTGCGCTATCGAGATAAAATTCATTATGAACTGCGTATTTACCAAACTTACTGCCTTTCATCAAACGCCCAAAGTCAGTTTTCTCTTTGGCTTCAATATACTCTTCATTGTTAGCAATTTGAATTAAGACTAAGCCCTCTCTAGTTGTGGCAATTTGCTTTTTGTTAGTTGGCTTTTTAATATCGAATTCTGTGAAATAGGGGTTTGCCCATGTAACGGCATTGCCAAAGAAGAATACCACTACTCTACGCATACGAGCAATAGTTTCATATAGTTCGCAGAAAAATGTCACTTCGTCTTTAAGGTAGCCATGATGGGTTTCGTCCATGGAGATAAACTCATCAAAGCAGATTTTATTAACAAGTGGGAGTTCTTCAGATTTTGCACTTGAAATGTAACGAGTTTGGCCAGCAAGTTTACCGTCTATATAGTAAGCTCCCTCTGGGGTTCCCTTTAACTCATGGTCAGGAAATTCATGAGCAACAGCAGCCCAGAAATTTTCTTTGGCCTTTTTATTCATTTCAGTTTTATAGCGGCGAATATAAATAAATTGATTCCCGTTTTTGATAAAATCTTCGGCAGCCCATTTCTTAAAGCCATAAGTTTTACCACAACCACGAGAACCAACTACAAAATTAAAGAGCGCATTATAAGATAATGTGTTCTTTAAGTCCCACCACATTGACATTATAAATACACTCCTTTCATATTTAATATTAAGCCGAGGACTCGACCAGCTGTCCTTTTGGATGGTGGAGTAGGAGAAATGACGAACCTATATGACCATCAAGCTAACAGGCGTGTTAGCGCGGCTCTATGGCTTTTACACCGGATGAAGCTCATAGTTTGAACCGTGGTGGTAGAAATGGGCACAACCCCATTAACGTCCAATGACCAGTTTTCCGTTACTCTTAAAGAGTTCTACCATGTTAAGGGTGGCGAAGGGAAATGAGCTAGCAGTCACGCAAACCTATCCGTAACGCTTCACGCGCCTGACCACGGCTTAGGAGCATCATTCGTGCCCTTCGCTCCCTATGATTATATTATAGTTTACA